GACCAAGTTTGCAAACGACCAATAGCGTCATTGGTATTAGCCATGACTGCTTCCATGTCTGTAAGCCAAACAGTAGTCCGTTTGGACATTGCCAACTGAGGGGCTTCATTGGAAGTACGTTCAGCAGCGTATACACGCTCCATGATTTGTTGTGTTAGCGGTATGCCACCATAAATGTATTGAGGCTTAAGTACGTCTACAGGCTCAGCATGACGGAAAATGATTAAATGAGAACGGTGAATCTTCTTACCGTTAATGATCCACCAGGTAGGCTCGTAAAAATGCAATGTGTCAGGCTGACTTGCACTTGCTCCGTCAAGCATTGGTGCAGTCCAATAGGGATCAACTTGCACAATGCCTTTGTATGAACCAGGAGTGACGCCGTCAATGTTAAAAGGTTTTTCATAATAGTCTGGATCAGTAGAAATGACTTTAAACATTGCAATGCGAACGCCAAAAATACGTCCTTTGCGGATAAACTCACGCATGTTCCATTGTAGGCGTAATGACTTGTCATAAAACTTTAGAATTTTTACTGCTTCAGGATCAAGCTCATCGCCATCAGTAGTGACAATGTTGTATCCTTTACGGATAGCATCGTCAGCAGGCATTGCACAAGCTTTATTAACTAGCCAGTTTTGGGCAATGATGCCACATAATTGTGCCCCAATGAATCCTTGCGTAGCGTACCAACCAACAACTGCGTCTGAAACAGTATTGATTCCATTAGCATACATTTTAAAGTTAGCTACGCCATTACTTGAATCGTCCATAGCGTAATCGCCATGGAATGCTGGTTGCTTCCTTTGCAATGCGTGGAGTTGATCTGCTACGTCATTGCGGATTCGATCAGGATCGAGTAAGTCGAATTCATGAGTGCTGAACAAGCTTTTACGCTTCTTTGGCACTTGTGGTTCTTGTTGAACCTCTTCCTTTTTACCAAATAGCCAGTTAAACATAAATTCCTATCCAAAAAACGAGCGTTTGCGCATTTCGCCCGGTAAGTTCGCCATGATGAAAGCATCTGCCAAGTTGGGAGAAGCTACGTCTCGTTTACTTAAGTCTTTTTTACTTTCTACCTTAACTCTACCTGCATTATCATAATCCTGTTTAGGCGAAGTGAGTTCGTCTATCAGTTGATTTAAATAAGGCATGTTGCCATCGATGAAGATCATATCATCATCATTAAAGGAATGGCCATTCCGAACTGCATTAAAAGTATTCCTGAATCGATCAGCAATAAGCCACCAAGCCTGGGCTTTAATGTTTGAAAAATAGTCTTTGTTCTTTATTCCCGACTTCTGATAGGAAGAATCAGGCTTAGTAACAGATCCACCAGCAAAGAATTTTTGATGGGGTATAGACATTTTATGTTCAAAGTTAAGCTCATTGAACTTAGCTCCTGAAGTAGCTCCTACACCAATCGCGTCATAAATAATATGCGCTTCTGATTCTCTTGCTTTAGCCCAAACTTTAGTACAAGACTTAAGAAGTTCATCATCTTTAGCTTTCCATTGATCAGCCCAAAGATTTAATGAACCGTAGGATTCCACCATCGCACAATAATCTTCGCCTGCATCTGCAACGTCGAAACCAATGCGTCGTAAGCCAGTGGGGGTGATACCAAGAGCACTATGGCCATCAATAGCAGCCATAACGTGAGAGCGCTTGATAACAGATTCCTCATCGTCACTTCGAGGAACTCCCTCATAAACGTGAAGATAATTCTCGTAATCTTCTGCTTTAGCTGCCTCAATCTCGTCAAGCATTGTTTGACTGAGAAATGGGTTGTCCGTGTAGTTAATCTGCCGAATGATTGTATTCGGTGGCGGATTAGTCACGAAGCGTTTGTAAACATAGTCTGTAGCTAAGCGTGGGTTAAAGATGATCCAATGCTGTGATCCTTGCTTACGAATTGTTGGGTTCAAAATTTCCCATTGTTCTTCCGTAAGCAAATGAGCTTCTTCAGCCCAATGTATATCTACGCCTTCCAAAGATCTAATCTCATCAATGGAACGCCATAAACCATAGAAAATAAATTCACTACCTGTATANCGGTTAATGATCTTATTTTCTAGGATTCTGAACCTATGAGATAGGCCAAAGCGAGCTATCTGAACTTTCAGCAAAGTATATACAGATTCTTCTATTTTATTTTGGAATTGCCTAGTGCAAAGCACACGTATTTTGCAACTATTACTGAGNAATATTGCAAAGCCTGCTGCGTCCCAAGATTTGGAACTGCTTCGTCCCCCGTATAAAACGCGATTACGAGCAGGAGTTAGCCAGAAGTCTTTTAGGACCGGATTAAGCGTCGGAGCTTGTAGAGCTATTGCCGTAGAACTCATCGAGGGTCTTTATGATAAATGCTTGCCCTTCCACGTTACCAATTTCTACGCTTGAAAGATCTGGAAGGGTTTTAGAAAGTAACAATTTGATTGCATTCAACCTATTGGGGCTGATGTCCTCATCGGAAAGTTCACCATTAGCGTATTTCTGTACCCTTGTTAAAAGATTGCTAACTTGGATTTGTGCCCTCACATCGTCTTGATGTCTGAGCTGTTTACGAGCGGCCATGAGTTTTACCTTTTGAATTGTTCTTTAATTGATGCACTGCAACAATAAGCGACCTAGGCTTAGCCGCACAATCGCCCANGCGCGTAGCTAAAGTGACCAATCATCCAAACCGCTTTTCAAAATTAGGCTGGAGCCTTGAGCCCGCTATAGATTGGGCCTACACTCGGCACGTCCGCGTTTCACGGAATATGGCGATTTGCGCAACCCTGCGCGGGGGTTAATCACCAATCTGAAAAATGGTCGTAAAAAAACCCGCCGGGGTGCGCTTGAGTCAGAGGCGGGGCGGCATATGGAATTTACACCCTTGGTGGTCGACCAAGGTGACACCTTCTTATACACTAGGGTAATTATTATGTCAAGCCTTTTCGATTAAGGCCAGCTTCCAAAGCGCCTAGCGCCATTTCGTAGGCGGTTTCAATGTTAATCCGCCGGAATCTCCATTCCGCCGAAAGGTTAAAATGATGTATAGCTGCTTGTTGGTACTGTGGAAGACCGGATATTACAGCGTCTACGGCTTCAGCAATCTGTAAGTCAATGGCGTCGCAAAATTCATCGAACTGCCGTTTTCCCGCCCCAGTACACATGGCTGCTTTTTTTGGATAACCTAGCCCATTATCGTGACTCATCATCCAGCCTTTCCAAACTACCAGATAGAATCTAACCCGATCTGAGCCAATGTCATTCGTTATGTAATTCATTATTTTTTAAGGTAAGCGCTTAGGTATTTGATTTTAAATTTGGCTTTCAACGCTTTCAAGTCATCGATGCTGTACTTTGCCGGTTCATGAGGGCCTTCAAGCCATTCAACGATTTCAACGCCACGCCGATCAATCAACCCTTTCCGATATTCAATGAGGTTTCCAGATAATTGCGTGTTGCAGGGTTGGCATTGCAAATGGCAATTATTCTCATCAAACCTTAATTCTGGATGTGCTCCGATGCTTTGATAGTGTCCGGCATGGTTCTGACCGCCGTGGAAGCGCCCACAGCTTATACAGGGCTTGCCGTGATCTCTGGCCCTAATCCACCGATTGAAGGCCGTCTGCGCGTCCTTGAGCCAATCCTGCCTGGTTTTGAGCCTTTCCTTGGCCTCCCTATGCTCTTTNCGATAAGCNNTNGTTTTCTTCCTTGCGGCCTTCTCGACTTGCTGCATAGCGAATTCATATTCATGGGCCTTACAGACAGGCGTGATAGTGTTAAATGGCAAAAATGGTTCCTTGCATATTCGGCATTTGCGGGTCTTTGGAATCAAGCCGCCCCCCGCGCTTCATTGGGTCTGGCAGTGACTACCGGCTCCAAGGCTTCGTCAGACCATTTGACCTCATGTTTTGTACCAAATGCCAGAATGTCCTCAGGCTGGCTCATTCGTCGAAGCCCTCCAATATCCCCTCCATCATTTCATGCGCGTTATCCTTCAGGTGAGGCCACAGATACTTCGCAGCATGCTCACCGCGTAGAAAATCAATCACCTGATCGTGGTATTGCCGGAACTCTTCCTCATCGGCCTTGGCGTAGCTGATTGACTTCGGGATCGGCACCATGCCGCTTTTGGGGCCAGCTGCCCAAGTAACCCACGCCGCTCCAACCTTGACCCAGTACCGGAATTGCTCGAAATCCTGAAACCGCTCCTGGGCATTAAACACTTGCTGCTCAATGCACATATGACGACGGTGAAACGGACTTGAGCGTGGGAATACAACTTCAAGGACCAGCATTTCTCCGGCTTCCATGTCCTTGATGCGCTTCCACAACCGGCGCCAGGCGCGCTGATCGTCCCTGGTAAAACCGTCGATCACTCCAAACAGGAAATTACGGATAGCGTCCAGTACGGAGGCTAAAATCGGCATTTCCTTGTCCGAGCGTACGATCGTGAGCCGGCTCATTTCCCCCACCCACACATTGCGTGAAACTTGGCGTTCTGCTCAAGGGTGCGGGTAGCCTCCCGAA